AAGGCTTTTCATTGTATTATTCCTATAATATATTTATCAATATCACGTTTTTTTGCTAGCCAATATCTGTTTGAGTAGCTCATTTCTATCAACTAAACTACCCTCTCCTAATGGTGTGTTTTCAATTTCTTCAGTTTTCCCTGCAATTTTTTGATCTAACCCAGCTTTTTTAAGCTGTAAATCTAGCATTTTCAACTTTTTATTAATCTTGGCTGTCTTGGCAGTAATAGCATGACCTAGCATACTGCTCGCACTGTTGAATATTTCACTAGCAAATCTACTATCAACTTGCATACCTAGATCCATCAAGTCTTTATAGCTGTCAGTAGCTAATTGTGCTAGAGTATCCATTTCAGTATCGCTTGCTTCTAAACCACGGACTTGCGGTAATGCATTTTCTATCTTGGTCAAAGTATCATATGCTTCTTGAGTAACTACAGTGGCTTCTGCATTTTCAAGCGCCTGTTCATTTACATCAGTATCGTCAGCGGGGAGTTCAAACAACTCAGACAATTTTTTAGTCATACTATAATCCTATTATAGTAGTATTTATTACTTACGTCTGCCTTGATGAAAAAGGTCATCTTCAGTAATGACACGGAATGTAAAACGATTCTGTATACAATAGGCTCTTGCAGCCGCCCATTTAGCATGGTTTATTGCTACTACTGCACGATCTCTGGCGCTAGCAACACGACTTTCAATTAGACTTTGTTTTTTAGGTTTAATCTCAACCATCTCAGCAACTTGCTTGCCAAATTTATTTTCGTATACAATGAAAAAATCAGGAATATAGTTTGAACGTTTGCCGGTAATAGGGTTCATATATGGAATTGCAATTGATTCACTAGCCCACTTAAGTACACTTTTGTTATTGTCACAAAAGTTCATAAATGTAAATTCCCATCCACTGCGATAACGTGGCTTATGATTACCCATATATTTTTCAGGGTTTTTTACTTCATAGATTCCCTGGGCGAACTTAGACATTATGTAACTATATTACGTTGTACAGTTTCATTAGGAGAAGGTACTACACTAACCCCATACAATGTTGTTTTACTTTTTAAACTGTTTAGATAGTATGCCATGAGAGCAGTAGTCTCTAGCTTAGTATTACCTTGAATGTTTGCTAACAATGTCATTGCATCTTCTCCGGTAATACTAACTATTCTGAATAACATTGTTGTGAAATTGTTTGCGATACTTTTAGTAGCACACACTGATTTAAAATATGAATTGACAACTTCATATACATCCGCGCTAATTGCGGCTTCATAATTGTAAAAGCTATCAAAGACTCTTACTGTGTTGTCTAATTGTGTTTGTGGTCCATCGATTATTTGTGCCATATAAATACCTCTCGTGTATTTATTAAGTACCGGGTGGCACTTCAGGCTTTTTCGCAACACCCCTAAACAGTGTTCCTAATGCATCATTAGTTTGAGTAATTACAGTAGAGGATGCTGCCGGGAAGTTAAACAATGTATTTCTATTAGGTGTCCCTTTAATAGTATCTAATGCTAACCCAAGTGCATCAGATTTGGCAGCGGTTAATAAACTCTTAGGGTTCTTAAAGGTATTTAATAAAGAACCACCAGCCCTTATAGCACCTAATATATTGATGTTTCCATTAGCGTCTGGTGTTAGGTCATCGATAATACCCGATGCAGTATCTAGTAACCCATTTGGTCCCAATATAGAAGCGTTTGTGCCTGGCATTGCAATAGGACTTAATCTTCTGTCATAGTGAGCAACATCGCCAAATTGCTTAACAATCTCGCCGGGGTTGCGACCGTTAATAGCACCTGAATAATATTTCACAGTTTCATACTGAATAGTCATGTTGTGTTCCATAGTACCCGATTCAGAATAACTATAAGTATCGTGGCTAAAACTTTCAATGATAGGATTTACATATGTATACAATGAAAAATTATGTTGGTTGAAGCCATATACATTAATTGTTCTAAAGAACGATGGTTTTGAAGAACCTATTACATTTCCAGTTGCTGGCATCGTGCCTTCACCGATATATCCCCAATCATGGCCGGTTGATGATACCGGGTCGTATATATCTCTACCACTAGTAATGCCCGGATTCATGTCAGGGGTTGCGGCATCTTTGTAATAATATGTATAATAAGTATGCCAAAGTTTTCTTATCAAATCTTTGTTATCATCATGGAATGCGATTGATATAGGATCGTATTTAATTTTAGTTTGTACTATACGTTTACGATTGTATTGATTTAATGTATGTAGATCAAAACTATATTTAGGTAGTTGCACATTTTTAACTGCAAGACCAAAGTTTTTATCTTCTGCTAAGGTAGGCCAAGATTTTGATGCTGGAATCTGGTCAGTATTGATGTCAAAGTATACGTGGAATAAATGCTTAAACTTAGGTGCATAAGCATAATTATTGGGCCTAAAGGTTTTACTTGCGTGGGTATAGTCACGCAAGTAATCATTTCCAAAGAACCCTTTGGCAGTATCAGTCAATAAAGACTTGATAACGTCAGCCATTTTGATTAGCCGATGCCAGTAACCGACGTAGAGCCACTTAATGCACGACCAACTGAAGTACCAACACCACTAGACAACGGAGATTGAACTGCGTTATCAAAACGTACTGACAACTGAATTGTTACAGGTTCGTTGCTCTTATAGTCCAAGTTGTTATAGTTGGCTGACTTAATGAAACATCCATACAATTCCCATGTTTCTAAAACGTTAGGGACTAGTGTACCATTACCGCCATCCAATACTTCGTAGTTAATTTGAAATTTGTAATCTCCACCAGTTGCGGCAGATGCTTGTTCTACAAAGTCAAATTGCTTTTGCAATTGTTGACCTACTAATTTAGAAACATTACCACCTGCATCGTCACGCAAATTAATTTGTGTTTCTGCCCAAGTGTGCTTACCAGCTAAGTAAATTCTACTGTTATAAATATCGATTACAGTTTCGTCAAAAGTAAGACTTGGACGTTGAATATCCATAACTTGTTTAGTTAGTTCTTGAGTAGAACCACCAACTCCAAAGTTAATGAATAATGCTCTGAAACGATATTGTAGTTTCGGCATTAACAAACCTTGCGAACTAGGTGTGCTATCTGCTCCTATTGTCATATTGAACAATGATTGTGAGGCTATTGCCATTTTGTATCTCCTATATAATTATTTATCTTAAATAACTCCCCGTTTCCGGGGAGTTATTTTTAGCCTTGACCTAATGCCCCAGTGTTCAATAGACGAACTGGTATATAGATAAATTCCGCAGCCTTAACAGGCTCAATAGCGATATCAATCCATAATTCGTTTCTATCAATACGTGAAGGAGTATTGTTAGTAGAGTCGCATACTACCAAGTAATCATACAAACCACGTTTAGCAACTAAGTCAATAAACAATGATTGTACCACACCTGCAATTTGTTGACGAGTTAACGCATCATTTGGTTCAAATACGAACGGACGTGCCGCAACTTGTAGTCGTTCACGAATATAAGCTACCAAACGAGCAACGTTAATGCGATCCATAGAACTTTGTGTGTCTTGTGAATTCTTATTACCATAGTTCAACAATCCAACACCAGTAAAGAATGCTAATGGGTTGATTTGATTAGTATATAATACATCACGAATACTCATACGATTCTTAACTACTTGGAATTCACCGGTAATTGCGTCTAAGTAACCAATGTTTGTAGCATTATCGATGTTACCACGGCGCACACCAGCTGGAGCTAACCAAGGATAAGCGATAGTATCATTGCGTAACAATGTACGTAGCATCATGTGACTTGCAGGAACGACAGCAGGAGAACCAGATAAATCTGTTGTGATACCACTTGGATAGAATACACCCAAATAGCTATCACGTGTTACCATACCATCTTCACCGCTAGATGTTGCGAATGCGGCATTAGTTGCCCAATTGGTAAGTGCTGTTGCTTGGTCAGATAAACGCAACGGCGTGTCACCTACGATATAACCTGTATTGTGACGGTCGTTGTTTAGTGCAACCATATCAGCCATTAGTTCTGGATATCCAGGAGCCGCAATTAAGTTAAAGAAATTGTCTTCTTCACGTATTGTTTGATTAGTTCCGATAGCCGCTTTCAATGCTGCCACGACCATTGCACGTTGTGCTTTACGGCCCATGTATGCTGAACCATCTGCCTTTAAACCACTTGCACTAACCCATGCATGACTTACTAAAGGTAAGTTTGTATTAACTGCTGGGTTTGATGGATTGTATGCACCTGCGGTTGGGAAGTTTTTACCATTAAAGCGTTCTTTTACAAATCTCTTTACATTGTAGCCCGAACGGCGTGTGTTGAATAACAACATACCCTGTGGATATAATGCTGGATTAGGTGCATCTAAATCTAAATAATCACTAGTTAACAAACTAGAAATTGTCGGGATCGGATCTTGTACTGGATCTACAGATCCATTAGTTGCCCATCGTGCATCTTCGAATATAATACCATCTTCACTAACTTGGTCAGTCTTGTCAACTAATACCCACTGAGGTACTCCCTTGACATCTTTCCAACGATAGATCATTGGGTAGTTTTCTAAGTCACCAGAGTCAATCCATAAGTCACCATATACTAATGGTGTTCCATCATCTTGACCATTTGTTGCACTAGGCATTGTTGGTGAAATGATAGGACCAGTTGCGTTAGTTTGTCCGGCACCACTGTTTGAACCAGTTGGATGACCCGATGCATCAAATGCAACATTTCTATAACCTAGCCACTGTGTACCCTTTTTAACCATAACGTCAACTTGAGTCGGTGTGCTATAGAACCAATGCTTGCCGTCTGCTGGCATTACGACCGGTGCACCCTCATTAGCAATATAGTCTAGTGGTACCCAATTTGAAAGTTCTGTAATACGATAATTAACTGGTGTGCCAGATTTAACTACAACTTCAGTAATTGCTCCGGTGCCAGATATAGCCGTCACAGTTAATTCTAAGTCATTAGCCGGACTTGCTCCTGCTAACTGGTTACCTGAAATTGTTATTCGGTCGGCCACTGCATAACCAGTTCCACCAGTAGTTATACCATCAACTACATATGCAAAATTCGTTGACACGATACTAAACACAGCAGATGAGCCGGAACCAGAAGTACTAGTGACACTAGCGTTGGTATTAAAGAACGGCCAGTAACCGGTCAGTTTAACCCCGGTAGTAATACCTTCGACAATTCCTAAATTACTCAAAATAGAAGATGGAACACCTGAGGTTGAGTTTCTAGTGTTAATGTAAATCTGTCCACCTAATGTATGAGATATTTGTATAGTACCAGCTGTAGTTTTAGTGATAGTGGTAAAGGGAATACGTGCTGCCTGCCAGTCAGTAATGAATGAATCTAAGGTAGTACCACTATTAGTAAAAGTGTATATTGTACCACGATCTTGCCAATCAGCGGGAGCCAAACCAGGAGTAGAAACGATTACACTAATTTCATTACCAGAAGTAATAGTAGGAGATGCCACTGTACCCGTTACTACTGTGGGTCCTGCAGCCAATCTTTTCCATAAAACAATTGATTGATCCGTGTCATACACTTCAGCGGTCTGTGCAAACACCGTGTCTTTAGGAATTGCCGCACCCCCTGAACTATCTAGTGTTGCTGTTGCAATATCATCAGTACGGAAAGAAGGTACATTTACTGTAACATACGATCCAGTAGCAACATTATATTTTGATAAATTAATATTCAAACCATTTCCTGCAGTAGAAGTCTTTAACCATACAGAACCAGTAGGACGAGGTTGAGTTTGACTTGCAGTCCATAGTGGCATTCTAGCACTAGGGTTAGCTGAAAATGTCGGTGCATAATATGTTTTAGCAGTAATTCCTAAATCATTTAATACTGTGCCACTACCGGCTGCAATACTAATCCTAGGTGATCTAACTTCAGCGGTTGCGGGTGTAGTACATGCAATCGATAATTTTCCAGAAATAACAGATGCTTGAACATACTTCGAGCCTAAATTATTAATATAAGACGCTACGCCTTCTACTGTGTTATTAGGAGAGCCCGGCACTACAACTGATATAGTTCCTTTAGCTATTGGTGCGCCTGTTGTTGGATCAACTTCAGAAGGTACTGTGATAGTAAAAGTATTAGCACCAGTTAATGTAGGATTAGAGTTAGTTCCAGTAACAGTGGGAATTGCTAGAGCCCATTCTGTGCTACCCACTGCAACCCATTGGTTACTGCGTGTTTTAAAGAAATATGAAGATTTGGTTAAATCTTGTGGGTATGCAATCACTGCATAGTCACCAATATTACCAATAATATCGTTTGGTTTATTACTAGTAACATATGTAGCGTCATTCAATACATATGGTATTTTGTTAGTAAACTCACCTGTTGAAGCATCAAACTCAAAAATACCCCATGATGTATTGGTAGTGTCTAACCAATATGTACCGTTATTTGGTTCACCTGCGGGACGAGAAATTGAACCAACAAAGTCAGCTAAATCAATGTCTGCACGTAAAATATAAGCACGATTTGTAGAAGCCAACAATGAGTATGCGGCTAATAGACCGTATTCATTTAATTCATAACCATGAATAGGTGTACCGTTTGTTGTCTTATAGAAGAACGGATTACCATATAATGTAACTAAGTCACGTTGACTTGTTACTTGATACAACTTGTTAGCTGTAGATTTTGTTGTTGCGGCCGCAATTGCTGTACCGGCTGCATTTGCTTTACTTTGTGCAGTAGCCAAAACAATCAACGGGACTGAGCTTGAGGCAGACGGTAAATATTGACTTTGGTCAATGACCGTTACTTCTACGCCTGGTGATACTAGTGCCATGTTAAATTTCCTTTATGTTATACTTGATGTAAGGATTACCTTATCTGTTTATATTTAGTAGTAATGCCATAAAAAGCCCCAATAACCGTGCCTTCGAAGGTTATTTTGAGCTAAATAGAGTATGAGACCTATATGTAATACATGTAACAAGAACACATGCGCAATTAACTACATTCGTGTAGGAGTAACACACTATAGAAAAATGTGTGATGAATGTGGTAGAAAGAAAAACAAGCTATCAGTAAGGACACCAACATGGAAAACTGCAGGCTACAAGAAAAAACCCACATGTGATCTATGTGGGTTTAAAAGTATTTTCTCTACGCAAACAACCGTGTTTCACATAGACGGTAAATTAGAAAACACTGACTTTACTAACCTAAGAACAATCTGTTTAAACTGTGTGGAAGTGGTAAAGAAAAAAGAAGTTACTTGGCGAAGAGGTGACTTAGAGGTTGATTAATTTTTCAACTTGATTATGCAAGTCATCAATTGTCTGATTGTTGTCTAACCAGTGGTCGTAGTCTAATCCAACGCTAGAATATTCACTCGCATGAATATTGAATCTGTCTAGTGCTTCTTTAGATTCTGTACCAGCATTAAATGATTTTGCTATATCATACCATTCGGGGCGAGGGCCACGCTCAACTCTAACTGTTATTCCACCTACATCCTTAATTGCAAGGACTTCATTAGCAAATCGACAATCAGTAATTACTATATCATCCTTTGCCTGTCTTAACTTATTCTGAATGCTTGCTACCCAGATATCATTATGAAATCCATTGCGACATACTTCTGTTCCCCAATACTGTAATACCCACCTAGGAGTTAAATGCGGAATGTTTAATCGCTCTGCCCACCAAATATCCACGTTTTCACGCCATTCTCGGCTAGACTTAGTAGTACCTTCTAACATCTCCCTATCCCAACCAAATATATTTGCTACAGCATCTTTTAATGATCCTGCAAAACTTAGCTTTTTAAACCCGTGAAATGTAGTAAGATAATTTGCGACAGTATCTTTGCCGCTACCGATGAAACCTGTTACACCTATAATCATAAAGAAAAACTCCTGTAGTACATAGTATACTACAGGAGTGTGTAAATGTCAATGTTTAGGTTAACCTTGTACCCAAGTTAATGGCTGACTATAATCTACGTAACGTTTCAAGTCTTCCAATAATGTTTCTTGCATTTTTGCACCTTCGGCTTTTAGTGCCGCGCCGTTTAAGGTAGTTCCACCACCCGGACCAGCAATCGATCCAAATTTCTCACGGGCCTCACCTAGTGTACCTTTTAGTACGCTTAGTGTCCAATCACCAATCCATACACCCGAACCCGGATCTTGTAACAGTGTGGACTCCGGCTTCTGAATGTCAGCCCAAATTAATATCTGTTCGCCATCACCCTTGATATTACGTACTAGTTTAATTTCTTTGGTTACATTATTAAAGGTATAGATAACATAACCACCAAACATACGTGCGGCTAATTCAATATACCCAGCATACATATCATACATTGCCAAGCCACCTGCATAGTTGTAGTTCAGTAGGTAAGTGTTTAGAATAGCACTAGAGAATGGATCAAACGAGCTAGCTGCCGGTCCTGTTTCTAGACCAACTGTCCTGCGAAATACTTGACGTACATTGATAAACTCTCTAGGAAGAGTATAGTCAGTTTGATGAGCATGTAATGTCATCAATGTGTAGGCTTCTTCTGTTGCATTTTGCGCTCTTTGGCGATAAACTTGAATAGCATACTTGTATGCAGCCTCAAAATGCTCAGGATCTAATTCTACATCGACAATACCTTCACCCATGCGCAGGCGAAGATTTCTAAATAATTCTTCTTTTAATTGATCTAATGTTGCTGATTGTTGGATTGCCATGGTATTCCCCAGATATTGTATTTATCTGGGGACTATTCTAAAATTAGTTAAATTCGAATAGGTCGTTAAAAGTAGACTTAGCCATAGCTTTCATTTGCTTCATTCCTGAATCAGGAATACGATGTGCATATGTATTTCCGGACTTCCATTCGAATACCCCGAATTCCCCACCGACAACTGTGCCGGGTCCCGGTCCACCTTGTTTGCGCAATATTTTTCTAGCGTTTTCGTAGGACTCTTTTAGCTTTTGTTGAATATGAGGATCTCGAAAATCATAAACTGATTCACTTGTGACAACGTTAAACGTATTGTCATATTCCATACGATTTTGTTGTTGCAACTTTTGACTAATAGATGATTCTTCGTAGGGAGTATTAATAATATTATCGTAAGTCATTGTACCTGTGGTGTGTGCTGCCTTACTAGACCGCTTTCTAGTTTTGTTTTCTAGATTTAAATCAGGAACATCTACACCTTGGCCAGGATTCATCCGAAACCCCTTACTTGCCATATGACCTTCATACCACTTGCCCACGTTACCTTCATTACCTTTGCGTTGCTCGGGAATAACTAAGTCACTAGAACCAGTGTTCAATTTTTTTATTTTAATGCGCTTATCAATTTGTGACATTAGATATCTCCTTCTTTACGATTCTCTGAATAGTGTGCATCAAAACTACCACCGGGGTAGCGTGATTCTAATTTGCGTACATTCTCATCAATTACATCATTTGGGTCAAGATTTAATGCACGACAAGCATTAATCCAATACCACATTACATCACCAAGCTCACGTTTCATGTGGAAGAGTTCAGCGTCGGTTAACGGTTTACCTTGAAAGACGATCTTTTTGGGCACTTCGATAAACTCGCCTGCTTCTGCGGCAAGTCCTAAACATGCTGTAAGTAACAATGGTACGTTAACATCAGGACCATGTGTACCATCATCTAGTAAATTACCGTCAAGGCGATCTACACGATTGATGAAATCAGTCAAGTCGTTACTGGGGCGGCTTGTTACAGCCTCTACAAAATCTTTATATTTGTTTAAATCAATATTCATACAAAATCCTTATACATTAGTTTTCTACCTTCTTTTCCTATAATCTGTTCAAAAATTTCATTAGTTCGTTGCATCATTGCACAAGCCAACATAAGTCTTTCGTTATCATTATCAGTTAACAACAATGACTTATCAATTAAAACCATTAATTCCCTCATTCTAGCTTCAGTATTATTCATATTACCACGCTTTCAAAATAATCATATTTTCATTAAAGCGACCATTGGGAGTAGTCGCAACTGCTTTAATGTCATTAAAGAATTTACGTGCTACTGGTTTACTACCGGTGACTTCTTTAATCTGTTCTCCCGGCTTTCTCAGGGTTTTGACTTCACTCTTATTTGTATCAAAACCAAGTAATGTACTACCCTTTACAGTAAAGGTCTTACTATAGTCATCCGCAACATAGTGATGCAGTTTGCGCTTTGCAGTGTCATAAACCCATGCTTCACTTGCACCATGCAGTTTTGTAGGATGAATACTAATCAAATCAAGTTTGCTTGCAGTGTCCTTAAATGTCTTCAAGTACTTTAATTTTGCTACAATTTTCTCTACCGGTACAGCTTTACGTGCCCGGGGTGCTTTAGCGGCTTTCTTAACACTAATGTAACTGTTCAGATCGGTAAGCGCCTGTTCAATAAATTTAAGAATATTGCGAATCTGAATTTTTGACAGGTGTTGATAACCCTGAATAACTTGACTATCCTTACCTTCTTGCACTAATTCAAACTCAGCTTGTTTACGTTTCCAAACATCTACAATCAAACTGATATGTTGTGGCATCACATTTCTTTTAGCAACCTCATCCATTGGCTTAAGTTTACTATTTGGCTTTGTTCCACCTAGAATGAATTCATCAAACAATCCTTCAAGTTCACCGGCCGCTTCTTTTGCCTTATCTTTAAGAATATCCTGAATGTTTGGTCTTACTGCTACAACTTCCTCTTTAGTCCCACCGGTAGCACTTTCTTTTGTTTCCGGTTCTTCAAGACACTTTACTAACCTAGAAATTTCATTTTGCAATGTAGTGTTTTCTTTTTCATTAAGTTCAAGCCCACGCATTGTCATACGTGCCAACCAACATAGTGTAGACAAAAATTCGCTTTCATGTACCTTACGTAGCTTTTTGGCTTCATCGGTTCTGTTATTGTAATCCAAGTACTGGCACAAAAGTTCTTTTGCATCTTTTTTGCCGTAGAAACGATGATACCAAGTAAATGACCTAGCTAATGTTGAGAATCGGCGGTCTGAATCGGGTTGCAACGGGAAGAAGGGTTCATCACCCAAATGCTTTGTGTCAGCATCCCTAGGGTTCAATGCCTTGACAAAATTGTCTTCAGTTTGTTTAGGTTTTCTTGTAGCCATGTTTGTTCCTCATTTTCTTACTTAGTACTATAACAAAAGTTGAATTTAAAGTCAACCGTTCATAGTGAATTATACACCCACATCCATTTAATGTCAACCTCTGAAAAACGATAAATAAGAGTACTATGCCAAGACTAAGCCTCTACCGTTCTCAAAAATCCAATGATTATAAGTTTTTTGATAAGATTATCAAAGAACAATTTACTGTTGGTGGTACTGATTTATATATTCACAAGTATTCAGGAATCAAAGACCAAGGTCCAAGTATTGATTTAACCCAACCACAATATAATAGTGCAGATCCTACTAAGATTCAGGATTTATTATTTTTAGAAAATAGAGACCGTAAATATGAACCAGATATATATCGATTACGTGGTCATTATAATATACAAAATATAGATTTTGATTTATCGCAATTTGGTTTATTTTTAAATAATGATATTATCTTTATTACGGTTCATTATAATGAAATGATTGATTTAATAGGTCGTAAATTAATGGTCGGTGATGTATTAGAATTACCCCACCTGGCTGATTATCATCCATTAAATGAAATTATACCAACTGCTTTGCGTAGATATTATCAAGTAACAGATGGAGATGTTGCTAGCGAAGGATTCAGTAACACTTGGTACCCGCATTTATGGCGTATCAAATGTGAGCCATTAGTTGACAGCCAAGAATTTAGTAACATTCTTGACCAACCCATAAACAAAGATAATTATTTAGGTGACTGGAGTACGACAACTGTATACCCCGCTGGTTATACTGTCAGCTTTGGTGATAAAAATTATGTGACCAGGATAGATACCCCTGCAGGTATACCATGTAGTAATACAACTCATTGGCAACTTGATACTGCTGATAATCTAAAAGATATACTGAGTAGGTACAATAATAACATTGCAATTAATAACGCCGCAAATGCAGAAGCGGCTAGACTATTACCATCATCTGGTTACGACCGTACTCAATTATATGTTGCACCATTGGATGAGAAATCTATTCCTTTACCACCGGTCAGTATTGTTTATCTAAAAGGAACTCCTAAATTACCTACTGGCAATTTAGCAGAAATAACATCACCTGGATATAAGCATGCGGCTCCGGTGATTAGGATTGGTGCTGCCGCACT